CGATGCAGATGTAAAAGTAATTACACCCGTACTATTATTATAACTATGTAAATCATCACAAACTTCTAGTCCGGATATAAAAATTCTAAAAACAGATTCAGCTGTTGGTAAAGGTGTAAATGTTAATGTAAACGTTGTAGTACTTCCGTCTCCTGTAAACAACTGTGATCCCTCATAGTATTCTCTTGCTGATTGTGTAATTAGTCCCATTTATTATGTATTTTCTTGATTAATTTTTTGCACTTCTTCTTGTTTAGCTATTTGCACGACGCCAGGGTCCTTAATAGTTACACCTGCTAAAGACAATATTTTAATTATTAAAGGTACTTCTTCAGAGTCGTGTAATTGAAAATTTATTGATGACCCGCTCGCGTAAGCCATATCTCCATAAGTAGTACCAGATGTAAATGCCCAAGTTGGGTCTGCTGGTTTAAAAAGATAATCTAAAGTAGCTGATGATATAGTAGCAGGAAGCACATACACGTTAGATCCTTGTTTATAATATACTGGAAACGAAGTGCTTGGTGCTGTTAATTTTGAAGATGTAACTTGTGGTAAATCTGATTTTTGTATTTCTTGTATTTCTGTAGCTCTTGAATCTGTGCTAATCATTATACATCTATATAAATTTGAGGGAGTAGAAGCTATACCGCTTGAGAAAGTTAATGTTGCTGATGTAGAGAATACGTCAATTTTTTCTTTTGTGCTTTTAGCAAGATTTGCGTATTCATCATTTATTGTGCCTGTTTCTTTTCTTGTTAAGTATCTGTTGTAATCAGAAAAAGATTTTTCAAATAAATCAAGTTGTGCCATTCGGGCAAACCTATTATATTGATCAGGTGTCATGAATCCTCGTTGTTCTCTATTAAGAAGAGATAGCACGGTTCTATATACTGTATTTACATTTATGGCCATATTATTATTTATTATAGCCTAGGCCCAATTAAGGGCCGTGACTATTAGTGACTACTTTAATCTTTTTTCAACAGCAGTGTAAATTTCAACTCCTTCATCTGTTTTAAAGAATGCTGTTAAAGCTGAATATGGATTTTCTTCATATGGTACTGTAAGTAGCTTTTTATTATTTGAGCCCCACATAAAGGTTCTTTGATCAGCTGATAGCTTAATAATTCCTGCTTCAACCGCTCTAATACCCATATTTCTAATTTGAATGTTTTCATCAGACGCAAGTTCTAAGAACAATCTAGGGTCTTTCTTAGCTAGATTAATTAAATCACGTTTAAGTTCCTTAGAAGTCATCTGGGATGCTTTATTTCCAATTTCTGTACGCACTACAGCTTCAACTTGGTCAATATCCATGTTCATTGCTACGTTTAACGCATCAACTTCTACTTCAATCATATCTAATTCATCTTCTGCTTGTGCTGCTGGATCAAATTCAAAAAACAAACTGTTTCTTTGTGGATGATATAGAGATAAAAGTTTTTGCAGTGTTTGTTTTGATTTCGGTACGTTTAACATTCCGTCTTCAAAAGTTATATGTGCTAACTTAGAATCTCCATTAAATTCATCTACAAAAGATGTTTTTTGATTTGTTGTATATTTTAATTCTCTTTCATACCCTTTTTCTTCATCAAAATAGTATATGTTGGAGCTTTTAATTGTATAAGTAAGAGGAGACAACCCTTCTTTTAAGACATACATTCTGTCTTTAATTGGCCAAGTAGGTTTTTTAGCTACTGGCTCTTGTCTGATTATTTCTTTAACAGGTGCTTCTGCAACGACTGTATCTGTGCTCTTTAGAGCTTTTGTTTTTTTATTCATGATATAATATAATATAAGTTAGTAAAAAGTAAAGCTAGGGCGCTATTACAACGCCCTGCTCTACAGAGAAAAATTTAAGAAGTTAATAACATAAAGTTATTAGCACCTTGAGTAATTAAACATCTTTCTGATAGGTAGTGAACCTCCATTGCATCTAAATCTGAAGTGAAGTTTCCACCTACTGATCCAGTTGTCCAAGATTTCATTTTTCTATCATCTGATTGAGAAGATCTATATCTAACGTGTAGGAAAGGTCTTTTAATGTTTTTACCAAGAATTTGGTCATAAACAGTAGATGTACCAGCTGGCACAATTATACCTCTTACGTCGTTTTCAATTATACCTCTTGTTGACCCGTCATTTAAGTATTTCCAGTCAGTTTTGTAGAAGTCATAAGAACCTCTTCTAAATCCTGAAAAACCTAAGTTAAGTGCCATATCCTCACTGTTAGAGAATACACCGTAAGATGTACCACCTGCTCCGTAAGAATTTTGAGTAGCTAACATATCATCAATTGCTAGAGATACTTCTCTATTAATGAATAACATGTTTTCTTCAATTGCTCCTTGAGAATCAAATTTCTTAAGAATGTTATCAAAAGAACCTAAATCATCTGTTGGAGAAGTACCTGCGATACCAGTAGTAACATGACCTCTTGAAGTTACTGCCGCGAAAAGACCTTCAGTACCTGCAGTTCCTTCTGACCCTGCTGTACCTAATTGAGAGTCTACACCACCAGCTGCTGCTGCTAGTTCACCTTCAATCATTGCCATTTCTAAGTTATCTTCAAATCTTTGTCTTGTGTCACCTTCAGCTTTTAAATACCATAGGTAACCTGACTGTCCTTGTTCTCCTGTTACTTCAACCCATCCAATTTGAGAAGAGTCAGATCCTGAAACTTCATACTTATCTTTAATGATAATTGGTTTGTTAGTTAAAGACGCAAAAGATGGTTGTACTGCGTTTGTCATTCCTGCTGTTCCTTTTTTAAATTCAGAACCATACACGAATAAGTCACAAGTTGCTGTACCATCGTCATCTGTTGTTACGAAACCTGACACAGCTCCCACTGTTGCACCACCTGTATAAGGTATTGCTGTTAAAGTTGTGTTGTCCGCTGCTACTGCAGAAATATACGCTTTAATTACTGTAGGAGAAGTCGTGTTATCGCTTAATACGATAGTTTGACCTACTCTTACTGCGTGAGTTCCTGAAGAAGCTATTGTAATTACACCAGTGTTAGCTACTGCTGCACCTTTATAGTGTAAATGTAATCTACCTTGCTCAGACCAAACTACTTGGTCAGAAGTCATAGGCATTTCAGCGCTTACCATTCTTAAGAAAGAAGCTATTGATCTGTTTCCAAATACTTCTGCTTCCTGCTCATATAAGTCCGGTAAATACTGCTGAGACCAATCGTTTGAACCACCTGTAAATGATAGGTAGTTAGACGATAATGTCTGTTTAGCTGGTGCTGGCGTTGAATTCAACGAGCCTCCAGCTGATGGAGTTATTGCTGCCATTTTATTTTAATTTTAATTATTATTTATTTTTTTAACTTAATACGTAGCTTTGAACTATCGTCTCCTGATATTGCTCTTACTTTTATTCCTCCTGATTCAACAAAACCACCACTAGATTGTCTCGGGTCCATGTTTATATTTTTGGACTCTGCTGAGATTTCTTTTACGGCTTCTGTTTTACCAAGCTGATAAAAATGATTAGCTATGCTATCAGCGTTTTTTGCGGCAAATAATGCTTTATGATAACCATACCCATCTTGAAGTGTTACATTATCTTTGTCTAGGTAACTTCCTACAACATTCATAATGTCCATTTGAGTATTTTTAACTTTATCAACATCTTTTAGTTTAAATTTAAATTTCCTGTTATCAATATCGAAATCAAAACCTTTGAATTCTTGATTGAAAACTTCATTTGTTTTTTGATTAAACGTATCTGTCGCTTTCTCTTTAACCTGAGCAACTGCTTGCTGCTCATTACTGTATCTATTAAAAAAGTCAATTGCTTTTTGCTGTTCTAAATTTAGATTAGCAGAAGGCTTTACTTCTTTATAGTATTTTTCTTTTTGCCCATGCAAATGCGCTTTTGCTTTTGCAAGCTCCTCTTTAAAAGCTAATTGCTTTCTTTTAATATCTTTAGCATCATCTATTTCATCATCATACGAAAAATTATCTTCTACTAAAAAGTTAATTTCTTCAGAATTAAGGTGAGGTTTTGTTGTGTTATAATATTCTTTTAATAAATTATCATTATCAAGTTTATCATAATCTTTATTTAATCGCACATAGTCTTGCATAGATCCCCCCGTTTCATTCATAAAGTTTACAAGATCACCAATACCCTCTGGTATGTTTATTTCAGGTTCTTTTTCCGTAATTGCTTTAGGCTCTTCAGTTTTTATTTGATTTGCTTTAGGCTCTTCATTTACAACTTCCTCAATTATCGCTTCTTCTTTTTCTTCTTTTTCTTTACTTTCTCCGGTAGACTCTTTAGGTTGCGTTTCGTTTTTTTTACGTATTTCTTCGCTAGCTTCGGATCCGTCGCGAACAGAAATCTCATCTGTGCTTTGCTCTTCAGTGGCATTGTTTTCTTCTTTAGGTTGTCTTAAATCTACTTTAGTGACTGTTTCAGTCCCAGTATCAAGCCCCATTTTTTTAAGGACTTTCGTTTCTTTTTCAGCTATAGACGGGTTATCACCTTCTACAACTTTTGCTTTAATTTCTTCTGACATAATATAATATAATTGTATTTATTCTTTTAATAAAGGTAAGAATAATTAACCTTATAAGCCTTGATACGCAACAATAGTTCCTGAAGCTACATCAATTTCAGTCCAACGACCATAAATTGTTACTCCTTTTGGGAATGTTACACTGTCAACTACTAAGCCTGCAGCTCCTGCTCCAATGCCTTCCGTATTAACATATGTTGTTGCGCTTTCTGCAACTAAACCACTACTACTATCAAAAACACTGTCGGATAGCATTGTTATTGCAACCCATACATGGCCTGATGTTGGTGTTATTGCAGCTGAACTCGCTGTTGAATATGCTGAACCGTTTATACTACCGGTCCAATCGTTTTTTACTACTTTACCCATTTTTTTATTATTTAATTATTATTTAGGATCAAATTGTTCTAATCCAAAGCCTCCTAAATTATCAAATCCTGCAGATTCAAACTTTTTTGGTGGTTTATTATTTTTTCTTTGGTCTATTAATTCAGACTGTTGTGATGCCTGTAATTTTGTTCTATCGTCTTTTCTATCTTCACGATACTTATCTTTATCATTAATCACTTGTAAATCCATTTCTTTAAGCTTTACGTTTAATTGAAACTCATGAAGCATAAGTTCTTTTTTAATAGCCGCCTCTCTTTCAAGTTTCTTTATATCAAATTCTGTTTGAGCTTGATTAATTTTCATCTTGCTTTCTGAAAATACTTGATTTTTTTGAATGTCCGTTGCTGCTGCCGCTTCTGCAGCTTTTGCATTAGCTTCTGTTTGTAATTGTATATTCCTAGTTTTTAAAGCTTGATCAGTTTCCATTTTTTTTCTTTTTCTAACTTTTAATAATTGATTAGCTAATTTTAAATTTTTAACTTCTCTTATATCAATTACATCTTCTAAAGCAACTTGATCTTTTTGCAAAGCCATTTGAATGTTATTTTCTAATCTTTGGCGCTCTTCTTCATCAGGAGTAAGTTCTAAGAATATACCAAAATCATGTAAATGTAACTCCGCCACTTCTTGCAGATTTGCTAAATTAAACTTGCCTAAAGAATTTATAAAAGAATTTTTAGTATTTGCAAATTCTAATACATCCGCTATTCTTAAGCTTACTGCTTCTGCGGTTTTTAAAGTAAGATATAAACCGGACTGTAATACATGTCTTGTAGCAGTATTTGAGTTTGCTGCTGCTAATTTTTGTAAACCTACTAAAGCATTTTTATCAGGAACCGAACCATCCCTTGCTTCATTAAGGCCGGTAACATCTCTCATGTTTTGCAAATAATAATTATACGCAGTAATAAGACTTTGTATTTTTGCACCTCCACTACTACTTTGTAATTCTTGAATAGGTACTCTTCCATTATTAAACTCTCCATCTTGAGTCATTGATCTTCCTATAACTGATCCTGTTTGAAAAAACATATTTAAAGCTTCTTGTGGGTTATAGTTTGTGCCATTTCCTAAATCAACTTCTGCAATCCCATCAGCGTCTAAAAACACTCCATCTGGAACCATTCTTGACAACACTTGTTGTAGCTTTAAATGAGTTAACTGAATCATATCGGCAAACGTAGTCATTCGGCTAACTAGTGATTCTAGTTTTCCCTTATACATTCTTGGTGCAACAATATTATATGACATTTCAACTTTAGTAGTATCTGACTTAGGTCTTGTCATGTTCTCAGCTAGTTTCCATTCCAAAACATTTTCACTTCCAATTATTTTAGCGCCCGAATATAACACTTCTATAGTTCTGTTTACTTTTTCAAACCTAGCTCTTTGATCTGCAGGAGGGTCAAAAGTATCCTCTTTTCTAATAGCTTTTTTACCACCAGAGGTTGTCTCTTTAATTTTATAAGTTTGATTTTGATAAGTTTTATATTCAAAATATAATACATACACAAAACCATCGTCATCTCCGTCTACCGCTCCGTATGATTTATTATAAAGTAAATGACCAGAGCCATATCCGTTGTCTTCTATAACTTGTATTTCTTCATCAGTTAGTTGTGGAAATTCTTTTTTTAATTCAACTATACTTATTTTTTTAATTTCACCTACATAATATAAATCATCAAAATAAGGTGATTCAGTAAAAGAAAACACAATGTCAGAAGGGTCAACATACTTTATATTAATTCCGTCAGCAGTATTAAATGAATTTTTTACACAAGCCATACCAATAACAGCTATGTCATAATCTAACCTTTTTTTAGTTAGCTCATATTTGTTTTTATCCATTACATTCCTTAAAGCTTCTTCTTGTGCTATTTCAATGCCTTGCTTATAATCCATTTGCATATGAATTTCAAGTTCAGACTTGTCATAAGGTAATTTTTCTTTATCTGTTTTATAAATATTCATCCCCAACTCTTTCTGCACTTTTTCAGCGTATTCTTTAATTTTCATATCTCTTGTAACATTCTCCATGTACTGGCTTCTTTTTTGAACTGCCGCGGGGCTACACGAATAAGCTTTTATATCATACATTCTTTCTGCAATACCATTAACAACAATATCTACAAACTTAGGAATAATTGGCACTGGCTTCCAATCTAAATTTAAATAAGATAAGTCCCCGTTTATTGACAACTCGTCTTTATACTTTTGTATTGATTGCTCTCCTCTTGCATATAATCTTAATCTATGAAAATTTTCACGATTAGA